AGCCTGGCGCGGTGTATGCGCAGGCCGCGCTTGATGTGACGGCATATTCTTCGCTCGCGGCCGATTCGACCGTCACGCAGAAGCAAGGCATTCTCAAGACCGCGCAGACCTTCAACACGCCCGCGCCGGTGACGTCCGGGCAGTCGATCGTCTATCTCATTTCCGCATCGTTCCTCGAAGCCGATGCGAACGCCGTCGTGCTGCCGTATTACAACGCGGCGAACCCGTCGCAAGCGTACAGCGGACCGAGCGGAACCGGAGCGCCGCAGAACACGACGCGTCAAGATACGGTCGCGCTCACGCTCACGACCGGCGTACCGGCGACGACCGGCAACCAGTTGACGCCCGCGACGCCGAACGGACAGATCGCGCTCTATACGGTTACGGTCGCATATGGCGCGACGAGCGTCACAGCGGCGAATATTGCGAAGGTGAGCGGGGCTCCGTTCCTGAGTTCCGGGTCGGTTCTCGCGCAAATCGGTAACTTCAAGAGCTTCAACACGATCGGCACGGCGACGACGCTGACTGGCGCGCAATCCGGCAGCTATTTTCAGTTGGGTGGAGGGTCGAGCTATACGGTAACGCTCCCCGCTCCGGCAGCGGGCTTGCGGTTCACGTTTTATGTTTCAAGCGTGACCGTAACGATCTCGGCCCCCTCCGGTTTGATCTTCAACGCGCTTAACACCTCGTCGTCGATCACGGCAAGCCCCGGAATGTCGTATGACATGGTGTGCGACGGCGGAAACTGGATTGTTTTATCGGGGCAAGGAACCGCAGTTCTCTCCGCAAGCGGCTATCAAAAGCTGCCGAGCGGGTTGATTATCCAGTGGGGGCAGGTTGGAGTAATTGCGGCAAGTTCTTCGCTTACTGTCACATTCCCTATTGCATATCCGAACGCCGCTATTTCTACAGTCGTTAGCGCTGGCGCAACTGGGTCGGGCAGTCCGGTTATTAACGGGGTTAATAGCGGGGGCGGCGGAAATCCGAAGACTAGTTTCGCGGCATGGAATTCCAGTTCATCAATTGGTACTCAGCCTGGATATTACGTTTCGTTTGGATATTAAATCATGGGCCAAAAACAAGCCGCATACGACAACACGGGCGCAATCGTCGCTTATTACGACACCGTTGATAGTCCCGCTCCCGCTGGCGCGACCGTGCTCAATATCACCGATGCGCAGTGGCAGGCCGCCATCTCGACGCAGGGTTACACGGTCGTCAAGGGCGCATTGACGCCGCCCGCACCGCCGACCGATGCCGAACTGCTTGCCGCCGCGAAAGCTGCGCAGAAAGCCGCGATCGACGCCGCGTATGCGAACGCCGTGCAGTCACCCGTTTCGTTCAAGACGGCCGCAGGCGTGACGCAGACGTTCCAAGCCGACGCCGACAGTCAAGACATTCTCGCCAAGGCGACGCAGGGGTACACCATCGCGGGCGCGGTGCCGGCTAACTTCTTCTGGAAAGCCGAAGACAACACGCTTGTCGCCTTCACGCTTGCCGACCTGCAAGGGCTTTACGGCGCGATGCTCGCGCAAGGGTGGGCGGGGTTCCAGAAGCGCGCCATGCTGAAGGCTCAAATCGCAGCCGCGACGACCGTTGATGCCGTGACCGCGATCACCTGGTAATCGAGCCTCGCACCGCACACAAGCCGCCTTCGGGCGGCTTTTTCTTTGGATGACCGATGGATTTCAACATTCTCAACGGCTGGCTGATTCTTCTCGCGACTGGCTGCGGCGTCGTCATTTGGTGGCTGTTCCGATCGCTTCACGCGCGCGTTGAAAAGGCAGAGGACACGCTTGACGCGTTCAAGCTCGAATGCGCGAAAACCTACGTCACATCGAACGCGCTCGAAAAGGCGCTCGACAATTTGAACGACACGATCAAGGCGGTATTTGCCAAGCTTGATCGAATCGACACAAAACTCGACGGCAAGGCGGACAAATGACGATCGTCATCACGCCGGCCCTACTCGAAAACGCATGCCAGTCGATGACGGTGAACGCGGCCAAATTCGCCGCACCGCTGACCGCCGCATGCGAGCGCTACTCGATCAACACGCCGCAACGCCTCGCGGCATTTCTCGCCCAGGTCGGCCATGAGTCCGGCTCTCTCGGCGCGACGTCCGAATCGTTCAATTACGCAATCCCCGCGCTGATGGCGACGTTCCCGCGCGTGATGACGTATGCGGTCGCCGTGAAGTACGGCCGACAGCCGAACGAGAAAGCCGTGCCGCTCGAACGTCAGCAGCAAATCGCGAGCATGGTCTACGCGAACAAGTACGGCAACGGCAACGCGGCGAGCGGTGATGGATTCAGATTTCGCGGAAGCGGTTTGGTTCAGACAACTTTTCGCGCGAACTTCGCCGACGCCGCGAAAGACATCGGCGTTGACATCGTTGCGAATCCCGACTTGGTGCGCAACGACGCGAACACCGCTGCGCTTGTCGCCGGCTTCTACTGGATCAATCACGGCCTGAACGCGCTCGCGGACGCGGGCGAATTTGATGCCATTACCCGGCGCATCAATCCCGCGATGCTCGGCGCCGATCAGCGGCGCGCAAGGTGGGCGAAGGCGAAAGCCGCGCTCGGCATCTAACGCAAACGCCCGCCTCGCGCGGGCTTTTTTATGCCAACTACGCAAGCACACGAACTGAAGCAAACGCTGACCGTCGACGTCCTGACGCCGGCGCATGAGGCGCGCACTACAACGCGCCTTTTCGAACTGTCGAAGCGGCAACTGATGAAGCGCGAAGACCCGCCGCGCTGCTGGATTTGCCGACGCACCGCCGATGAAGTCGGTCCGCTCGAAGCGCATCACGCCGGCATTGAACGCTCATTCGCGGAAGGCGAAATCGACTGGGAAATCGTGAAGCAGGATTTCCCGCATTACGACTGGACGCACTTCGATCCGGCGAATCCTTATTCCTTCGTCGACGACATGGAAGCGCAGGGCATCTTGCTTTGCAAGGTTCACCACACCGGCAAGGGAACGGGCATTCACACGTTGCCGTACCCGCTTTTCGTGCTCCAGCGATACCTTAAAGACGGCGTGCAGTTCACGCCCGCCGAAGTGATTCATCACGACCATGTTTAAGAAACTGCTCGAAGTGGTGACGGGCGACGACAACCTGACGATCGAGCCTGCATATCTATGGCCGGCTGCGGCTTTCGTGGTTGGCTTGGCGCTCGAAATCTACTGCACCGTCACCGGCAAGCCCTTCGACATGCAGGCATACGGAATCGGCGCTGGCGCGCTGCTGACCGGCCTCGGCATGTCCGCGAAGTTCGGCAAGTAATCCCCTCCCCTATCGCATCAATAGCCCGCCGCGTGCGGGCTTTTTTCATTGGAGTCACGCATGACGATTGGTTTGTCCGCTACCGCGCGCAATGCTCGCCTCGATGCAATCACTTCGCAAGCCGGCGCGAATGCGCTCATCAAGTTTTACACCGGCTCGCGCCCGGCGACGGGCGGCACGGCGACAACGCTGCTCGCGACTGTGACGTGCGGCGCGACGCTCGCGCCCGCATCGAGCAATGGCACGCTGACATTCAACACGACGACGGCCGGAACTGCTGCCGCAACCGGCACGGCGACATGGGCGCGGCTCACGACGTCAGGCGGAACGTTCGTCGCTGATATGGACGTCGGCACGTCCGCGCCGGCTGAAATCGTCATGTCGACGGTTTCGATTGTCAGCGGCGCACAGGTCAGCATCACATCGGGCGCGCTCACCGAAGGCAACGCATAAGGGAGAGTCGTGGGTACTCTAACCGGCTCAAACACACTTCTCGCCGGCACAGAGACATTCAACCTCTCTTCTCCGGCGCAAACAGACTGGATTCAATTTCCGCAGTCGGCGACATCCGTCAATCGGAAATCGGGCGGCGGATCGACGATCGGATTGCCGACGCTGATCGGCTCGGGCGTGACATGGACGGGCTACACAGACGGCCCGAAAATGACGTGGACGGACGGCACGCCCGCGGCATCGGCGACGGCGCTCGCGGGCGGCATCTACGTCGACAACACGACTGCGACCGGGCAGGGCTATCAATTCACCCTGCCCGCCGATACGACGAGCCGAACCGCGACGATCTATTGGGCGGCGTATTCCAGCGCCTGCACGCTCACCGCGACGCTATCGGACGGCAGCGCAACCGCCTACACCGTATCGCCCGGCACGACAGGCAGCGGCAATCAGAAGTTCTACAGCACGACGATCACTTGGGCGGCGAACTCTGCATCTCAGACGCTGACGATTAAAGCGACGATCACGACAAACGTCGGTTCGTCGTTCAACGTCATGCTGCACGCGATCAAGTATCTGAGCGCCGCGCCGTCTGGCGCATCGGGCACGCTCGCGGGCACGTTGTCGGGCGTTACCGCCGCGATTTCTGGTTCTGAGTCGATTTCTGGCTCGCTGGCGGGCGCTCTCGCGGGTGTGACGGGCGCATTGTCGGGCGCGGAGTCGGTTTCCGGCTCGATTTCTGGCGCGCTAGCGGGCGTTGCCGGCGCTGTCTCGGCGTCTGAATCGCTTTCCGCTTCGCTCGGCGGCGCATTGCTTGGCGTCACCGGATCATTCGCCGCGCAAGAGCAGGTCGGCGCGGCGCTCGGCGGCGCATTGGCGGGCGTCAGCGGCGCACTTTCGGCGGCGCAGTCGATACCCGGCGCATTCAGCGCGCAGCTCGTCGGCGTTTCTGGCGCGATGTCGGGCGGCGAATCGATTTCCGGCTCTGTTGCCGGCGCTCTCGCGGGCGTCTCTGGCGCTTTCGCAGCCGGATCATACACCGGCATAGGCGGCGCACTGGCGGCGACGCTCGGGGGCGTAAGTGGTTCGCTCTCTGGCGCGGCGACGATTATTCCGGCCGGCGCGCTATCCGGTGCGTTCGCGGGTGTCTCCGGTCAACTATCCGGCGCGCTCGGCATAAGCGGCGCCGCATCCGGCGCATTCTCCGGCGTTTCTGGCGCGCTCGCTGGCATTACCTATGCCAACCCATCAGGCGTTCTTTCGGGCGCGCTGGCGGGCGTCTCCGGCGCGTTCTCGGCGCCAACCTTCGCTAATCCGTCCGCGCAACTCTCCGTCGCGCTTGCGGGCGTCACCGCGCGCGTTCTTGGCGTCGTCATCGACACGAGCACGCCGAATCCGATCCGCTTCACCGTTCCGATGGAGCGCCGCATTGTCGCGGTCAATTTTGACTCTCGCCGGCCGTCTGTTTCTTGCGATTCACGCGCCGCACTTGTCACGCCGGAATCCCGGCGCTTTGTCCTTCCTGCTGAAACCCGTCGCATTGAAGTCTAAATATAGGGGTGCCGCATGGCTTTGCTTGCTCCGCTGCCGCCGAAGGCGTCGGCCGCTGTTCTTGATTATCAAATGGATTGGTCGAACTGGCTCGCAGCCGGCGAAACCATCTCAAGCGCCGACGTGTCGGCCGATGCCGGAATCACGGTCAATCCGACCGGAAAGACGACGAGCGTATCGGGCGGCGTCGTCACCTTCTGGCTTGGCGGTGGCGCATCGGGCACGACATACAACGTCACCGTAACCGTCACGACGACCGCGCGCGTCGATAGCCGAACGATTCAAGTCTCTGTCGGGCCGCGTCTGCTGCTCGGCGTCTCCGCTTAACCTCTCAGGAATTCCCAATGAAACGCACTCTCACGCTGCTCGCGGCGGGCTTCGTCGCGCTCACTCTCTCCGCCTGCGCCGTCCAACTGAAGCCGGTTTCGATTCCCGTCATCCCGCCCGCGCAGCTCGCGCAGCAGGTTTGCCCGATCGTGCAAGCGGACCTCGATATTCTGTCGAGCGCTTCCGGCCTCGCGTTGCTCACCGCCGCGCAGCAAAGCACCGTCGCTGACCTGATCAAGCCGAAGGTGAGCGCCGCGTGCGCCGCCGCCGCGACCGTCGACCTGACCGCGCTTCAGTCGTTCAATTCCGACGCATTCCCGGCGCTGATCGCGCTCGTGTCGGCGGTTCCGGCGATTCCGAATCAGCCGGCCGTGCTGCTCGCGCTGCAACTTGCGCAGCCGATCGTTCAGGAGGTTGTGGCGAACGCTGTCGCCGCAGCGAAGGCGGCGCAATGAGCGCATTCCTGACGTCGCTCGAAGTCGAGTTGATCAGCGACGCGACGAACAGCGGGCGCGGCACCTGGCGCCTGACCGCGCCGCTGGTCTACGACTCCGACGTTGCCGGGCGTGTGTTCGTCGTGCCGGTCGGGTCCGAGACTGACTTCGCCAGCGTGCCGCGCGTGGCTCTGGCGTTTGCGCTGTGCGGCGATAGTGCGCACGCCGCGAGTGCGGTGCACGATTACCTGTACACGGCTCACCCCGTAACCCGCGATGTAGCCGACGCGGTGCTCAGGGAGGCGGCTGTAGCGTCGGGCGTTCCGGCGTGGAGGGCTGCGCTTTTGTGGGCCGGCGTGCGCGTGGGCGGCGGCGGCTCTCACTGGTCGGGCGCATCGGCGTCTGCATAGCAACCCATTTGCGCGTATGGACGTAAATACGGCTGGGCGTATGGCGGGCCATCACGCTACCCATACGCCCATACCGCCTCACGTATCACTTGAAGTTCGCGCGCCTCTCCGCTACTCTGCCGGGAAACATAACCGGGAGTGCGTATGTCCATCATTGCAGTTGCCATGCAGAAGGGTGGGGCGGGTAAGACCATGACCGCCACCAATGTCGCCGGCACGCTCGCCATGCAGGGCGACTCTGTGCGCCTGTACGATGCGAACCCGCATCAAAGCAGTTCGTATCAATGGGGGCAGGTGCGCGTCGATGCGAACGTGGCGCAGAACCTGAGCGTCGTGCGCGTCGAGCAGAATTACCGGAAAGCGGTCATGGACGATGTGCCGAATTTCGATCACATCGTTATCGACTGCCCGCCCAATCTCGACACTGAAACGCGCGTCGCGATGGCGCTCGCCGATGTCATCTTGGTTCCGTGCCGCATCGGGCAATTCGACACGTGGAGCCTCGCGCAGACTGCTCAGGTGATTCGGCTGAGAAGGGAGACGGTAGCGACGCCAGTGCGCGCGATCGCATTCATAAACGCCGTCCCGCATTACATAAAGGCGGAACTAGATGAGGCGATCGACGTCATCAAAGACATGAGCGACGATTTCGAACTCGGTCCGACGATCATTGACCGCGCCGCATATCGGAAGGGCGCGAAACTCGGTCTTTCGGTGATGGAGTTGCCGCCCGAATACCGTGACGGCAAAGCGATGTACGAATTTGGCATGCTGATGGAGGGCGCATTCAATGGCTAATCCTCCGCTCAATCGCAGCGCGGTCGACGCCTTTATCGGCGACGTGGCGCAGAAGCCCGCCAACATCGCGCCGGCACAGGAAGCCCGGCCGGTATTCCGCGAGCGCGAGGCGTTTCAGAAAATGACCGTCAACATGCCGAAATCGCTCTACGAAGAACTGCGCGCTTATATGAAACTTACCGATGTGCCGATGTCCGATGTGCTGGTCGAAGGCGCTCGGCGCGAGCTTGCGCGGCTCAGGAAGCAGGGCGGGGGCGATTAAAGGCGTCGATCATCCCCGTATGGATAACTGCCCCGCCCACACCGCAAGGGCGTGGACGGCCGCTACGCGGTCCGGCAGTTACCCACACTTGAGCCTGACGCGCCCCTTCGGGGCTTGCCCCAATAAGATAGAAAGGCGAACGTCAAAACCGAGCGGCGAGTGACGCAAACCAACACAAAGAAAGAGCGTCCGCTGTTCATCCTGCAAACCATTGTAAACGCTCGACTTTTGCGACTGGATACCCCGACACCAAAGTCGGGATGACCCGACACCGAAGTCGGGTTGTGCCGACTGTCGAGACGCGCGAAGGCCGCCCTTCTCCGCTTGCTGTTCGCGAATTGCGACCGTAGAATCGCATAAAACGCACAGGAGGCGCAATGAGCGACACGCCGAAACTTCCGAAGCACATCGCAACCGAAGCGGCCGGGTTGCGCGACATGGGGGGCTGGCTTCAGGTCGAGAAAAAGACGCTCCGTTCGATCACGCAATTGTCGGTTAAATATCCGGTTGCGGCCGGGATGCTGCATTTGCTCGCGAGCAAGATGAATCGCACAAACGCCGTCGTTATCAGCAAGCGGGCGATCGCTGAAGAGTTAGGTGTCGTCGAGCGAAGCGTTGAGCGCGCCGTGAACGTGCTCCGCGATGGCCGATGGGTTCAGGTTGTCAAGATCGGCACTCAGAACGCCTACGTCATCAATTCGCGGGTCTATTGGCAGGGCGAGCGCGGCAAGCGGTTCGCGAACTTCTATGCGGCGGTTTCCGTCACCGAGAGCGAGCAGGAGAAGGGCGCCGTCGACGATCAGACGCCTCTGCATCAAATCCCGGTCGCCGGCCCTGATGAGCGCATATTGGTCGGCAACGAAGAGACTGATCCGCCAGATCAGCAAGAGCTATTTCTGGCGTGATCGCTGACATCAAGGCTTGTACTGATGATCCTTTCTCCCGTCTCGAAGCCCTTCGTTGTATGCGTCCTGCCTTGCTTCTTTGAGTTCCTCGTCGTGCTTGCGCCGCAATGACGTCTCGGCCTGGTGCATTTCTTCGATCTGCGATTGCAGTCGCAAAATCTCGTTGTGCTTTTCTTTCAGTTCGTCGAGCGCGACAAGCCATGTCGCGTCAATCGCGGCGCGGTAGAAGGCGTAAATTGCATCGGTTTGCTTGATGCCGGCTTGTGGTCGCGCCGTCCTGTACAAATCAATTACTGTGGCTTTCGGCAGGTAGCGCATTGTTGTATCTCTCCGTTCTCGCCATTATCTCAAACCATCTGCTACTTTCGATTGTTGAAAACGCGCGCCGGATAAGCGCGCTCTGAAAGATTGATCATTAACCTTATGTCAACCGGCCTATCCGCTCACCGTGGCACGATGCCGAATGCGTGAAGCAACCGGCCCTTGTGGGCTTCGAACTCCGCCGCTCGCTGGTCCCAAGGGTATGCCCGCTCGATGTTGCGGATTGCGCGCCGGATGGCGTTGCGAAAGATTCGGCGCTCGCGCGTCGTCCAACATGAGCTCCGGGCGCATCGCTCATATGTCTTTCGGTATGTAAGTTTCATGCTTTAGATAAAAAGTCCGGTCTGCTCTGCCTTGATCGGCGGCGGCGCATCGAAGAGTGATTCCTGACGCTGCGCGTCCTCAATGCGGCGGCAAGCGATGTCGAAGTATTTCGGCTCGCGCTCGACTCCGATAAATGAGCGGCCGAGACGCGCGGCGGCGACGCCGGTTGTGCCGCTACCCATGAACGGGTCAAGAATCGTTTCTGGCATGCCTGCTTGCTCGATGCTCCAAAGCATGAGCGCGAGCGGCTTTTGTGTTGGATGCCCTACGCGCTCCGGGTTCGTTGCGCTGATGGATTGCGAGAACTGGCGCGCGTTCCTGTCCTGGTTCGTCCATGCCATTTCGAAATGCGCCATCGATGGCGGCGCATCGGGCTTGAACCATGACAGCCATCCGCGTGAAGGCGGTAGGGCGTAATAGTTGCCGCCCCAAATGATTTGAACGTCTCCGAGCGCCCTCAGGGAGTCAAGATCGGATGCAATGGAGTCATCCCAAGCCTCGGATTTCTGGCCTGCTTTTCGTTGACCTTTGGTCGGTTGTGCTGCAAAACTGATGCCGTATGGCGGATCGGTAATTACAGCATCGACGCGCGGCAGCAGCGGCAGCACATCGCGGCAATCCCCGAGATACAGCGTCGCGTCTCCGATGACCTCTCTTCGGATGTTCATTTCATCACCCGGTAGCCCATCGCGCGCCCCGCAAACCCTTCGCTACCCGCGCGCCCGGTCATCGCGTTCCCGCCGAATTCCGGCGCCCTGTACCCCGCGCCGCGCGTTGCCTCTGCCGCGCCACGGAACCCGCGCAAGCCGGCGTCGTATCCGCTCAGGTTGCCCCATGCGTGCGACGGGCAGATAATCGGCTCTGCGCCCTTGCTCGCAGCCTTCGGCGCGAACTTGACGTATGTCGTCATGTTGCCGTTCCACACTTCTCCGCGCGTCGTCAGCAGCAGCAGCGCGTCGTTCACCAAGCGCTGCTCGACGTCGGGGAAGGCTCCGTAGAAAGAGGAACGGGAGTAGCCCTTGCCCTCTTGCATGAAATCCAATATCTCGTTGGTGCTGATCGATTTCACTGATAAATCCTCTCGTTGGCCGGCACGTGCTGTTCTAGCGCGCGCTGCGTTTCTTCTATTAAGTCCTGCTCGCTGAAGCCGAAATGCGCTTCGTATGCTTCGGCGTTGTTGATGCCGTGAATCCCTTGATGCCTGTCGACGTGGTGAATCAGGCACACGCCGACCGTTCGGTAGTTCGATGAGCGCTTCCAGCCGCCGCGCCCGTATGCCTGGTGATGAACGATCGCCTGCATGTCGTCGACATCGAACCCGAGCCGCCTGCACACTGCGCAGCCGCGGCGCGCGACGCGGGCCATGTAATCGCGCTCTGCGGCCGGAACATACTTGCTCAAACTGCTACCTCCATGTGAGCCATCTTACCGTGTTTCATCGCTAAAAGGTAGTATTGGCGGACAAATTTTTAGACCTGCATCATCAGCGAAGCGAACGGATTGAACTCGCGGCTGGCGATCGATCGAGCGCGCTGCAACGTCTCTTCGGCTATCGCTTTGGCTCGCGCGACTTCCGTCTCTTCCTCGCGGCGCTCGTCGTGATTCGGGAGTCGGCCGTGCGCGTTCCATTTCGGCATTGGGGGCGTTTCGCCTTGACCGAACGAATACACCTTCGCCGGATGGCCGCGCATCGGCACGATCCAGTCGGAGGCGTAGATTCGCCCGTCGCGCGCAGCGAGGTTCATGGCCGTGCGCGCCGTCGTTTCTCCGATGCCGAGCGCTTCGGCAATCTGCGACTTCGTTTTCGGGCCGTGCTCGACGAGCAGCGCGAGGATTCGGCGGTAGGTTTTGCTGCGATCTTTGATTGCGACGGTCATGACGGTGTGCCTTGTAGGTATTGCTCGTAATCCTGCGGCGCGCTGATGCGAACGCCCTGCTCGGCGCAAAACGCCAGGATGATTTCGATTAGGTCGGAAAACGACTGCTTATCCATGACGCGGGTCGATTGCCCGCAGACAACAAAGCCGCCGTCGATGCCGGGTACGACAAGCGCCTTTTTATGCGCCGCCGTGAAAATGTCTTTCCACACTTCCGGCGTGAGTTTCTTGCCGTGCCAGTTCACTTGGCGCGAAACGTCGGTCAGGAGCGGCCACAGAAGCGAATTCTGGCGCGTGGAGCGCGTCGCCGGCTCGATCTTGACGTGCCACCCGTCCGGAGCGTCGACAAGCGCTTGCGCGGCCTGTACGCGCGTTCTGTCGCTGAGTATGACGGCGCACTTATTCATACGTGCGATGCTCCCCAAGGTTAAGGTAGCCGATCAATTCTTCGCGGGCCTCATCGAAACCGCGGCACACGGCGACGTAATACCCTTCTGCGCGCAGCTCGCGGATCATGTCTTTTTGCGCCTCGCTCAGTGCGCCGCCCTTGGTTCGCTTCAGTTCGATGTACATGCCGCAGTAGATGCCGCACGGCTTCGCGATCACGACATCGGGAATGCCAGCGGCGACGCCTTCCTTTTTTAAACGAACCGCGGTGCGGAGTGACCGCTTCCCGCCGTTCGGCACGTGAAACGCAATCAGTTTCGGCATCGCCGCGCGCAACCACTGAAAGAACATCATCTGCTCGGTCGATTCGGTCGGCACGTGCTCGACGCCGCGCTTTGCTTCCTTCATATGCGTTTGTCGCTCCTGATATAAGCGTTCAACTCTTTGCGGGCTATCTGCGCGGCCTGCTCGCCGTGCTCCTGCCGCACCTTCTCGACGAGCGCGCCGGCCTTTGCGTAATAGCCTTGGCGCCCGTCTCGTGCTGCGTCGCGAAAGCGTTGCCATGCCTCCGCGCGCTGTTGCTCCGTCATCGTCAGCACCAAATCACATTTGCGAGCGAAACCGATCGCCGGAAGAACCAAGGCCCTGTTCCGAATTGGGAATATTCCGAGTAGGCCGACAGGTGCGGAACGATGACGGTGTGCATGGTGGTTCTCGGTTATTTGATGCGGGTTTTGACGTAATCGACTGCCTGCTGAACCGTTCCGATCTTGTCGGCGTCCTCGTCGCTAATCTCGATGCCGAACTCATCTTCGATCGCCATCACCATTTCGATGAGGTCGAGCGAGTCAAACCATAGATCGTTGGCGAGGTGGTCGGTCGGCTTGAATTCAAAAACAATCCCGTCCGACGCGATCATCTGGCATTCGACGATCTGGTTGACGCGCGCTTCGAGGTTGATTTGCGTAGTCATTTCACCCTCACTTGATGTCGATTCGCTTGCCGCGAACCAGCGAGCATCCCGGCACTTCGAAGCCGTCTTTGAGCGCTGCGGCGATCAGCTTCTTGTCAGGAGCCGGCGCGGGCGGCAGCGGCTCGGTCTTGTAGCTCGCGGGAATCAGCGATTCGTCTGCGATTTGCACGCTCGGCGGGTTGAGCGCGATCTTGATCTTGAAAAACGGCGTCTCGATCTTGTCGCGGCCCGCCAGTTCCAGACCGTCGAGCAGGTATTTGCGGATTCGCGACGCGCGGTTTTCCATCGCCTTCGCGCGCTCGACCATCGCTTTCGCGTGCTCTTTGATCTGCTCGGCAGTCGCTTCGAGGTTGCGCGCGACGAATGCCGTGTTCATGCACTTCGTTTCGAGGTCGCCGCTGATCGATTCGAGCGTGTCTGCGAACGTCTGTTCGTCGAGTTCTAGGTCGATCAACTTTTCGGCTGATTCCCGATATTCGCGGGAGATTTCAAACAGGTTCATTACTCTCTCCAGGGTAGTAGTGTAGGGCCAAAAAACGGCGCCTCTAAAGACGCCTTCGTTCTGACCACGTTGATAGAATACCCGCGAGGTGCGGAACCGTCAAGCGGTTTGGGCGCGACTTTCTTCGATTTTCGTGCGGCGCATGGTATCGACGTTGTGCTCGTGAAGAATGATCAGCCTGAGGTCGTTCGCCAGATCGATCACTTCCCCCGCGAGCATCACAGCCAAGTTCGTTACGCCGCTCGTCATCGTCTGCTCCAGCCTGTGCAGCGCCGCGCGCAGTTCGAGCGTTGCTTCGGCGCTGTTCTTCGTTTGTTCGGTCATTTTGTGGTCTCGGTGGTTTTCGGGGCTGATTGCACGTGCTTCCAGTCGTCGTAGAGGCGACGCGCAGCGGTTCCGAATGTGCCGTCTTTGCGCTGCGGATTGCCGATCACCCAGACGCTATAAGAGGAATGCTGCACATCGGCGACTTGGTATCGAACGCCCTTGCATTCGACAATATCGCCAATCGCGACGCCGGCGATCCGCATGCGCTCCTGCTTCAACAAACCTTCCTGCCGCTGCAATTCCGCTTTCAGGTTCGCGATGCGCGACATGATCGCGTCTTCTTCTTTGCTCTTTGCCATGATCTCGCTCGATGGATGCCCGGCGCGGGGCCGGGCGATTGGCCTTAGAAGGGAATGTTGTCCGAGTCGTCGTCATCGAATCCGCCGCTCGGTTGCTGCGGCTGCTGGCGCTGATTGCTCGCGCGCTGCTGTCGCGGCGCTCCGGTGCTCGGATTGCGCGGCGCGTTCTCGTTGTCCTGGCGCGCGCCGAGCATCTTGAACGTGTCGACGCGCAGCTCGGTCACGTACTTTTGCGTGCCGTCTTTCGCCTCATACGAGCGCGTCTGCATCTTGCCTTCGACGAGCACTTGCGCGCCCTTCTTCAGATATTCGCCTGCGATTTCGGCTTGGCGCTTGAAGCACGCGCAGCGGAACCATTCGGTTTTCTCTTTCCGCTCGCCGCTCGCGTCTTTCCACGTCTCGGTGACGGCGACGCTGAAGCTCGCGACCGCATCGCCGTTGCTCAAGTAGCGCACTTCCGGGTCTTGCCCCAGGTTGCCCGCGATAATTACTTTCTGGTAACTAGCCATATCATTCCTCTCTTCTGCTTAGGCGCGCGCTTGGCGCGGGTTACGTGCGATCGGCACATTGTCGATCCAGACCGTCACTTTCTGACCTGTCATATGCGCGAGCATTGCAGCGAATGATGAGCAGGCGTTTTGCACAAGTGCGGGCGTCGATTCTTTTGCCAGTGCCAGCGCGTCGAGGTCGCGGCGCGCGGCTTGGCGCAGGGGGTGGGCGATCATTTTTGAGCGCGCTGTTCGCGCCATTCCTTCGCACGCTTCACGCCGACGCGATACATGCACATGACGTTGTGGAACAAGGGCGCTTGCATGATGCTGTCGTAAAACTCGCCCTTCCCGGTCATGACGCCTTGCTTTACCTTGCAGCGCCGCGTCGCGAACTCGTCGTAGGCGTACTCGCTCCCCCAATATTCCTGCTGCGTTTTGCTCAACTCGTCCCAGTGGACATAGAGCGCGCGGTCGACTTCCTCGGTATCCGGCATGTCGCACACCCGAATCCAAGCCGGATTCTTCCGGCAGAACTCGGCGGCATGCGCGGATGCCTGCTCGACACTGAAGTACTCGCCAGTGTTCTCTCTTGCACTCATATCATCCCTCTCTTCGCTATCCGGCGCGCGAGGGCGCCGGGTGTGATTGTTAGAACGGCGAGTCAACGTCGATGATGTCGTCGCCGGACGGCCCTGCGATTGCAGCAACGCGCGACTCGTCTACCAAGCGCGCTTCGCCGTCGATTTCGGTCGGGCGCGGCTTGCACTTTTCGCGGTACTCGCTATTCGTCATGTGAAGCGCGAACTTGCTTGCGTCAACACGCTTGAGCTCGATTTCTGTGTTGCCCGCCTCGCGAACCCAATCGATGCTTTTCATCGACTCGGGCGGCGTATGCGGGTAGCACGATGCAGACGTGATCGGCGTCGAGTCCATCAGCATCGCGTATGCGCGCATCGCGATTTCGCGGTCATCAAACGCAAGTTTCGTGTAACCGATGGTGATGATGTATTTTTGGTTCATGGTCATCTTCTCCGTATGCCGGCGCGCTCTGGCGCCGGGTGTGTGATTACGCTGCGGCTTCGGCCGGCTCTTGCTTCGTGTGCGCGTCGATGACTTCCTGCTTTGCGAGCTTGAATTGCTCGTAAGCGTCGGCGTCGTTCAGTTCGCTCGCATGCTTGCGCGCGGCATCGAACGCGGCTTTGAGCGCTTCGCCAGTCTTTGCGCCCTTGATCGCGGCGACGTGGCGCTTGACGTCGGCGGGCTTCATGGCTTGCGCGGCGACTTGGTGCGTATGCGCGTCGGCGTCATTGTCGCCTTCGGTCGGGATGCAGAAGGCTTGCATCGCAGCGTATTTGAACGCAGCGCTCGCGGCCTTGTTCGTCGCTTTGTCGCCCGAATCCATCGCCTCGCCGTACATCACGCACTTGTGCGAGCTGCCGTCGTCGGCGCATACGAACGTGAATTCGACCTTGACCGTCACCGAGAACAGGACGCCGCCGTTATTGCTCTTGCGCTCGGTCACGACGCGCTCAAGCTGGTTCGGCAACATCATCAGGCGGTGCTCCGCGAGGATCGACGAAAGCGCGTTGTAAACGTCGTCAATCCCACGAAAAGCATACTTCTGCTGCACGTTCTGGCGATCCTTGGCGATGCCGGCCTTCGACATTGCGGACATCACAGCGGCTATTGCGGCGTACACCTTCGGGGCTTGATTCGTTTCCATTTTCGTTCTCTCCGTGGGTTTTTAGATACTGCTGTTCCTGCTCTTCGAGGTATTGCTGCGCTTCGCGGTCGTCGTCGCTCATATCGGGTTGAGTCCGTAGGCGGCACAGTAGGCGAGGAACATTCCAAAGACGATCGCGATCGTCCAATCGAACATTCGCGTGCTCATGACAGCACCTTGGTCAAGAGCGTCGACATGCGTTCGAGGATGGTGATTTGGCGCTCGATTTCGATTGCGCGGGCTTGCTGCTGCGCGAGGTATACGCGGCTTGAGCGGGCGTCGCCGCCGTCTTGCTTGATCAGCATTTCGGCGACTTCGACGCCGCTGCGGGCGCTGAATCGAGCTGCTTCGATGAGTTCTTTGAACTGCGCGGGAGATTTGGTCTGGCTCATGATCGTGTTTCCTTTCGCTGGTGGGTTGTGTGCTGCGTTGAGATGAATCATATCTCAATGGTGGGTAGTGTCAAGCGTTTTCTCTCCAAAAGAGATGAAATTAGCTCGGCACAAACCCTAGCTCGGCGAAACGAGCCTGAAGCGCCTGGTGTGCGCGAACTTCGAGAGCGTGAACGGCGCGCGCGACTTTCGTTCCTAGGCGCGATGCGCTCGCTTGCGAGACGCCGCAATCCTTCGCTATCTGCACGGTCGTCGGCATGTACGCTTCGCCGAACGTGAATTCGCGTTCGATGATGGCCTCTAGGAGCCCCGAATTCGCGTGCAGGTGGCTCAGGTGGAACTTGAGCAGCGCGAGGGCTTGCGCGTGCTTCTGATCAGCGTCGTCGGCCTTCTGCGCGCTCCAGCGGCGCCCCTCGTACTTGCGCAGCGTGCCAGGGTCGCGGTGATAGCGCGCGATGACTGCGGCGCGCTCGACGGCGCTCAGCGTCGAGTCGATGGCTTGCATCGCCCATGCTGCGTCTGTAATTTCATCCTCCCACCCCCGCTTCTCTGTCACGGTGGATCGCGCGACGGACTCGGAGTAACCCGGAACCTTCACCGCGGAGGCTAGCGCGAGCGTTTCGAAAACGCTTTCGAGCGCTCGATGTACCGTTGCAAAGGGGTGAACTCCACGCACCGCGCCCGCATTACTCGATCCTTCGCGCATATCCAGTCTCCCAGCAGTTCCGTTTTGCCTAATGACCATGTGCAGTGCCTGCACTCCGGGTTGCGCTCTTCGCGCTCGATCAAAATATCCAGTGGGTTCCGCGTGTCGCCGCGCCTCGCCCACGTCATGCGAACAAATCCGGCGCGCTCGCGACGAGCTTGCATGTGCGCCGCGTAATCGGGTCTTTGATCCGTGCGCCCGGCTCGATCACGGTGCCAGTCGCGAGCAGTTCATTCACGCGCCCCGTCACCGACTGGATCGGCAGACGCAGCGCGCGGGATATGGCGTTGCGCGTGACGCCGGCCGGGTAGATCGTCCGCAAGAAGCGCTCGACGGCGATGCGCTGGCGGTCGGCTTTTCCTTCGGCGCGGTGCTCGTCGAGTGCTTCTATGCTGGTCGATGCGGTCATTTCTGGCCTATGCGGTTGGAATATCCTCAGGTGATTTTAACGCAAATGCTCTCGTCGGGGTAGCATTTGCGGGCAAAAATTTGGTCGCCTCGGTGAATGCGATGCGCGGCGTGTTCGAGCCGTTTTGCAGCACGAGTTGCGCCTTCTTCGGGTCGCCGATCAGCAAAGGGGGCTGAACCGGGTAGCCCTGGCGCGCGTTGTAATCCTCCGGCGTGCCGATGAGTTTCGACGGGTACGGCGGCACTTCCCCGCGCATCTTGTAGCCGCGGTAACGGTTCACGAACTCGTTTTGCGTGAACGGGTACTGCTCGGAGTCGGTGCGGCACAGTTTGATCCAGCCCCCCATATCCTCGACGACGCGGTGAATCAGCGGATCGTCGAACACGACCGAATACTGATCGCCACGCGTGCGGATCGCGTAATCGACCGACGACCATGCGCTGTTGGCGGAATCCTTCGTCGAGCCTTGCAGCATTTTCACGACGTCGGCGGGCTTCGGGCACCACTGCCCGGAATCGGGGTTCATGGCGTGCTGTCCGAGCGCGCGTTCGACCGCGGCAATGTCGAACGGCTCCATCGCCATTGTCCACACGTTCAGGGCGAAGTCCGAAAAATCCTGGCGATAGAAGGCGTGAACATCGGCCAGCACTGCGGCGAGACGAAGTTGGTCATTCTGTTTCATCGCTGTTCCCCTTTTCGGCCTCTTCAGCCTTTATGCGCGCCGCGAATCGCTCGACAACCGCGCGGTTATTGCGTTCGAGTTGTTCCTGCTTGCTCACGTACCCGCCCGGATTGCGCGGCCCTGCGGTGCGCTGAACCTGCTGCGCAAGGTCGAGCGCGCTCTGCTGCTGGCGCCCTGTGCGCTCGGCGTACCAGTCCGCATTGAAGCCGACCCACGGCCTAGGCTGCGTCACGCAGAAACGAACGGCGTCGCTAAGGCTAATGCCGGCTTTTTCTGCTGCTTGCGCCTGCGCCTCGAACGCCGTGACCGTGTTCGCGCCCTTTCCCTGCTTGCGGACCACAAGCCAATCGCTTGCAAGCTGATCATCGACTCCGCGCTCTGTGAGCCATGCGAGAGCGTCGAAGCGCGCAGCGCGAGCGCTCGAAGAGCGCGCGCTTTTCTCTTCCTCTGAAGATGAAGATGAAGATGAAGATGAAGATGAAGGGGTTGGCTGAAGGTTGGCAGGAAGGTTATCCTTCTGCGGCCCTGTTTTCTTCGCCAAAAGCGCCGGGTTTCCGCCCTTGGAACCGCCCGCAGCACGGCTCTGGCGTATTTCCTCGTCGCGAATCATGCGCTTTGAGTAGATGCACCCCTCATCATCGCGCATGAACACGCCGGCGCTTTCCAGTTCCTCGATATAACCTTCGACCTCCTGCAAGGTTGCCCCTGTCATGCGCGCAAGGTTGGCTGGAAGGATAACCTTGCCATTAACCTTCAGAAAACCATAAGGCGAACCTTGGTGCATGTGGCAAAGCATATCGATCCACAAGCCGCGAGCGCCGACCGACACCATGCGCAGGGCTGAATCGTTCAGCCAGTCGCCCGGATAGAATTGGAATGATGGTCGCTTCACGCCGGCACCTTCGCCGCCTCGAATGCGCGCTTGTCGAGTTCCTCTTCATTCTCTCGGTATGCGACCGCGCCACAGAGCGTGTCGAGGTTGATGACGATTCCGAGAGCCATGTACGTCACATTCTGAAGACGACGGGCGGCGGCATATGACAGATTCTTGTTGCCGATCCGCACGAGCGAAAAAACCGGGTAACTTACGTCGGCTTGTTCGCACAGGTCGCGCATGGCTTCGTGGCCGATCTGCTTCCATACCTGTTGAGCGGGAATCGGCGGCAGTGCTCGCATTTCATCTTCCATGAAAAACGGATAGCCGAACATGTTTCCATCTGCCTTGGATCGCATACCATTCCCTCTCTATGTTTATTCGATTAGGGTAGTATAGCCACCTCTGAGGTGTGATGCAAGCACAAAAAGAGATGTCATATCATAAGATTCAGACAAAACGCGTCTATTTAGTGTGGGGTTTCTATTGCAGCGCTTCGTATCACCGTGGTATGGTTCCGTATCAAAGCGGCACAGAACCCAAAATTACACTGCCTACCGGACCAAAAATGGACATTTCAGAGATTCGTTACCGCAACTTCAAACACCTTTTTGAGCAATTCAAAGAGGTAGTTCGGAGAGACGATCCAGGTGCGCCAGAGAAAGGTATGTTGAAGCTCTTCGGCGAGAGGGTCGGAGTGCGCGAGGCGTACATGTCACACATCAATACCAAGTACAAAGGCATCGGCCGAACGACCGCGCGCAAGATCGAGCAGGCGTTCAAGCTGTCCGACGGCTGGATGGATCGAGAGCACGAGAAGAACGAGCGCGCTGAGCAGGCGCAGCCCGCGCATGTCGCCGCAGAGCCGCCAGAGCCGACCGACGCCGACGAACTGGCGTTCTTAGAGACGGCGATTCAGCTCTACCGAAATGACCCGATCCGAGCGCAGACGGCTCTGCTAAAGGCCATGTCGAGCAAATTTAAGACGTAACAGAACTCCGGTAGTTGTTACCAGTTACAACTACCATAAAGCGATCGGAAATTGTTGCGTGTTGTTGAATTGAGATGTAATAAATTGCTGAAGAATGCTCTTGTCCAACGTTTGCCGTGGGCGTAAGATCGGTCCCTGTCGGTGCTGTGACTGCCGATCTGACACCCCTAGGATCAAAAGAAAATGTTGAGCGAACAAAGCATTGCAGTCCCTACTCTGGCAAACGAAGGCGCTCAGATCGTCGCGCCCTCGGTGGTGAGCGAAGATGAGTTTTTGATAGCCCTCTCGATGTTGAATCACAGCGAGCGGATGGAGTTTTTGCGTTGCATGAACGCAACACACTAAATTTCGATATGTTTCGTCTCTTTAGGGTATTGACAGGTGTGAATAGCTAAACTACAATTCTGTCATGTTGAAGTAATCCGCAAGAACTCTCCGTAGCAGTGCTTCAAGGGCGCCCTGGGTCAAACCTCGGCGCCCTTTCTTTTTCCTGCTCGAAAACACAAGTCCCGAGTTCAAATCGGGCCGACTAGCCGGCGTAACTGGCTCCTTCGGGTTTCGCGCCTTGTCTGATGCGCAACGCATCGAAGCCGCTTATCCGGCGCCCTTCCCAGCCGCTACGGGCGGTGAGGCGCGAAACCCGAAGGTAAGGCCAGTGCCGCAACCATTCCCCGATGGCCGGTGCGATACATGCGCGACCGCGCGAATCTCTGACGTAAAACGAAAAGCCGCTCAACGGAGCGGCGCGGCGGATCGGGTTGCCACCCATGATCCAATGCCAATCAGTCGGAAGCCCGGAACCTCGCAACCGGGCACACCGAACCTCATTCCAGTGCTACACGCGCGCGCGCCTGAAGCTTGCGCAGTGCTTCGCGATTGTCCGCAAGGTCATCGCCCCAATCGACGAGCGCTTTACAGATTGCGCGAAACTCTTTCGCATTCTCTAGTGCGTTCCGCTTCTCGATCGTCCGCCGCTGAATCTTTCGCGGCTTGCGCTCGATGGTCGCTAGTATGTTGGCAAGTTCGGTTCCCTCCCTGGCGTCGAGCGCCTTTAGGTAGAACGACTTCGGGTTTCGGGCATAGTCGCCCGGCGCACCGATCACTCGCCGGTAAAGCTCGACGAGCAGGTGCTTAGGCAGCGCTGCAAGTTGCGGTCTATTCATTCATTCGTCCATCCGGGCAAAGTATCGATCCGCGTCGCGCTCGTCACGAGCTGCGCGGCGTTCCTCGTCTGTCATCTCTTCCTCGTCGTAGTTGTCGGCGTAGTCCAGTTCGTCATGGTAGCGCAGCATTTCGGTCCCCTTCGCGGTGTTGGTGTATGGGTGAAGCATATCCGCAAGGTAGCGTAACAGTCAACAAATATCTTCGCTGTTTATCCGATAGGGGTAAAACCGATGCTTTACGCTCTCTTTTCGGCGTTTCAATCCCCTGAAGGTATGGTAAGATTTGTCCTACAGTACGCGGGATATGAAACGACGGGGCCGGTCCCGTTCGGCCACGCACTGCATCTAACGACGATACGGGGTATCAGGTGAGACAAGAACGCATCTACGCGCAAATCACCCACGAGGTAGTGCGCCAATGGCAGGCAGATACGGGGCGGCAAGTCGCGCCGGCATGGGCGGCAGAGAATCCGAACTACCGCGAGGCGATGGAAGGTCTGATACGCCAGGTCATCGCGGGAACGCTCGACCCTGAGGACGTTGCCGATTCGCTCGGCTCAGCGGGTCGCATCGCCCTTCCGATCCTTGTCGGCATCTGTCCGGGCGGGGCTTTCGAAGAGCCTGAAGCCGACGATCCCGACCGCAAGCCGGGCTATTCCGAGAAGGATTTGAAGCGCGAAGCTCCGCACAAACGCGAGGCGAAAAAGCCGGGCGAAGTCGTTCGGGTGACCGAATGAGCGCCGCGAAAGAATTCGTCATCGGCATGGTGCTCGGCACGCTCTGGATCGGCGTCGCTGTCGGTCTTGCGTCGACGGTCGTGCAGCTGCTTGGCTGATCATGGGGCGAGGCGTCGAGCGTGAATGCGCGGGTGACGGCTTGACCGTTCCGCCTACCAGCGATGGCGATAAGGTCGCGCACCGCTCGGCGCTTTGCCCCTACCTAGGGAGAGATGGATGAGAAAAGCAAAAATGACGGCCTGGTATCCGGGCAATGTTAATCCGGTGCACGCCGGGGTTTATGAGACTGCGCCTGCGTTCGGCCGTAAGTGGTTCCAGTTTTGGAATGGCGCGTGCTGGGGGTACGCGGCGGAAACGCCTGAGCGCGCTTTTGACTGGCGAGACATTCGATCGGCGCATCAGCGTGACAAGTGGCGCGGCCTCACTGCACCCGCAACCTAAAAAGGAATCCAATGACAATCCGCTACATCTCCCCCGTCGTCACAGCTCGCACGATCACGCAGGCAGAGAAAGACGCATCGCGCGAGCGTCGAGCGGCGCAGCGCAAGCGTCGGGTGAAGGTCGCGAAATGAGTCAGCGCGAGCGATACGAAGCGGTTCGCGCTGCATTCGATGCGATTGCACGTGTTGGCGATCCGTATCGGGTCGATATTCAGCAAATCGTTCTCGACGCATTCGATGCGGGCATGCGCGCGGCTGTAGACACTGAAACCGATGCGGGTATGTGGCAAACGCTTGTCGCTCAGCTCCCTGATCGGCGCGGCAAAGTCACCCGCTATTTCCGGCGCCATCCTGTGATGTCGTTCGGCGCGCTGCCGATCGATGGCGCTTTCGTGCAAATGGAGGAAGTCGAGCAGCGCGAGTTCACGATTCGATGGCTCGACGTCAACGGCACGGCGCCGACGCTCGATCACGTGCTCCGTGAAGAGCGGAAACGGGCGCGCAAGCCTGCGTAACCCTTTCGCGCGCTGCCGGTCAGGGCAGGCACCCGGCAACACATACGGGCCGGTAGCGCGCACCCCTACAGGAGCACCCATGTTCGTGACTGACGCATTCGAATGCTTCGGAATGTGGGCGAACGCCTACGCTCGCGCGGCGTGGCTCTGGTCGATCGAGCTAGATCGGTGGGCGGCGATGTGCTCGACAAGGTGAGCGGTTTCGGGAGGGGCTGACTTCTGGGTTCCCGCGCGATGCTAGCGCTAGCGGGGAAGCGGTAACGAGCCACAGGTGAAGCTCAAACGCGAATCGGGGTTCGAGTCCCCGGCCTCCCTCAAACTTAACAGCCAATAACAATTTCCACTGTTCGGGGAAAGAGATGATAGACGAAGCCGGAATGATGCTCCTGGTCGAGCCGATCGCGCGGAGCGTGGACGATTACGAGCGCGAATACATGCCGCTCTTCCCCGTTCGCCCCGACTGGCAACAACGCGTGATCGACGAGAAAGCCGAACTCGACGAGCGTATCGGCAAGCTCTGCGCGTTCCTGCGAAGCGACGCATACCGCGCCCTGCCCGACACCGATCGTTTCCTGCTCGACCGGCAGATCGGCCACATGCGCGACTACGCGCACATTCTGTTCATGCGTGTTGCGAGGTTTGGATGATCGAGGGCAAGTGCAAGCCTGGCGGCTGCGCGTCAATCGGCTGCGAGGGCGGTTTCTACTGCTTCAACGCGGATGGAACGCCGAAGCCTGACCTGACTCCGGCGCAGCAAGAGCAATTGCGCGGGGCGCTAGCTACGTTTTGTGCCGACGAAAAGCGAGACGAGGTGCTACTGCGCGAACCCGTTACGCTCGATGACGTAATGCGCGAGGTAAAGGCGCTGCGGGAAGATGTGCGGCGCCTCGCAAAGCAGGTTCCGACGCCCGGACCGCAGATCGGATGGGATATGAACAAGTGCGGCAAGTGCGGAATCGTGCTGAATGGCGTGATGGGCTATGTCTGCACGCAGCAGGGATGCCCGACAGGGCTAGGCGGGTTCTGCTCGTGAATGACGCGCTGAGACAAAATGAAGGGTGGGACGGATGAACGACGAGCTGCGTGAAGCGATTCGCTACCGAGTCACTAACTACCCGCGCGCGCACGAGAATCAGCCCCAAGACGCGCGCGAGGTCCGTTGCTTCTGGTGCGATCACTGGAAGGCGCTCGGCGCGGTGTGCTGCGATCCGGTGGCGATGGCGCAGCTCTAGTTCAGCATTTGCCCGGTTCGCGCGTCCCAGTGCTGAATCTTGTAGATGCGGTTGCAATCGTCTCCGACGCAGATTCCCGGAATGCTCTGGATACGCTTTGAGGCGTAGCGCTCATTGCCGGCTGAGATTGCCGCGCGTTGCTTCTCTTCCTTGAGGTCGCGACATGTGCGCATGCCATCGGACCAAATGACGCCATCAGGACATTTCTCGTCGGGCGGCCCGATTGTGTAGGCGTGAGCGCTGAGCGAGGCGACTGCGAGCACTGCGGTGATGGTCTTTTTCATGGCGTCGACGTGGAAAAGCCCGCGCGTGCGGGCGATGCGTCATTCTAGCGCCAATGCTTGATGTATCGATACGCGTCAAGGGCCGCGAAGCCCTGCGCTCTCAGGTGGCGATAGTACGCGAGGCGGGTCATATTATCGGCTCCGGTTTGTTTAGGTAGCGCATCAGGCCGTCTCGCGATGCACTTTGGCGATGATGCTGAGCGTCTTGGCGCGGGCTTCGGCCTCGCCGGTCAGCGCTGCGTTCTCCATCGTCAGGCCGTTCGCGAGGATGAAAGCGTTCAGGCGGGCAATCATCGCGGCGGCTTGCTCGATCGTGTTCAGTTCGAAATTGTTCATGGATGGCTCGCTTAGATCAGAGCGTGTTCGATCGTGCTGATGACGCGCAGATTGATTTCGCCGCACTTGGCAAGCTCGTTCGAGCAGAAAAAGATCGCTTCTTTCTTGCTGCCTGCGCGATACGCAACCTTGAACGCCGTGCCGTTTTCGCGCTGAAACGTGATCGTATACTTGAACATTTTGCTCTCTCCGGTTGGTGCGCGTCGTTCAGCGCATGGGATGAATCATACCGCCCAGAGATTCGAACAGTCAACAACTATTTTCGCTGTGATTTGCTCAGGAGAAACCAGGATGACCGACATCGCGCAGGATGGCGAGCACACCGGCGGATCGGTGAACTATTACCGCGTGGCTGTCGTGAACCCGACGAGCGGCGGCGCCCAATATGACGCCGAGTGCAACGACATCATCGAAGCTCTCGGCATGACGTTCGCAGAAGGGAACGTGTTCAAGGCGCTCTGGCGTAGCTGCGCAGAGCGCACCCTGGGGAAGAAGAAGCGCGGCGGCGATGCGGTGTACGACGCGGAGAAGATGGTGTTCTTCAGCGAGCGGACGCTGGCGCAACGCCGGCAGGGTTAGCTTCGCGGCTCCTTGGATTGCGACGCGATGGCGGCGTCGATGGTGCGGTCCACGCTGGCATCAAAGCGATCGCTGATCCAATCCTTATGCGTGTCATGCGTCGGCGCTTCGAGCGGAGCGCTCAGCGTCATGGTCGGAATATCGCCGGGAGGCGAGGAAAAGCGCATCTTGTCGCGGAGGAAGCGATACCGCTCCGCATCAATCCTGTCTTGCTCTGCGGACTGGGCGAGAGGGGCGGCGTCCGCACGCTCAGGCGTAGGGGCGGCGTCTGTGCCGCAGGTCAAGCAATCGACTTCCCAACAGTGAGGGCACGCCACCGGCTGCGCCTCACGCGGTGCGCACTCGGCATTCAAATGCGCTTCGTAAGCTTCTGCGCCGTCAAAATTCGGGCTGCCCGGCTGCGTTTCAACATGCTTGAGCGTGTTTTGCCATGCTTCGTAGAGTGCTTCGGCGTCTGTCTGTTGCGGTGCGCACTCGGCTTGCGGGGCGTTTAGTTCAGAGCGCATCGCCTCGATAATGCTCATAGCTACAGCCAATTCCCCTTCCAGCTTGAGTGCCGCCTCACCCTTTCCGCCATCGGCTACCGAACTCGCGGGAGTGGCGATTTTCAAGAACTCTATTGCCTTCACGGCGTAATCTGTCGCCATTGACCAGCTTGCCTGTTCAGAAGACGCCCCATAGCTTTGTCCGTCGCGCCAGCAAGCTCGCAGCTTGTCGAACAGGTCGCGGCTATCTATCGTGACTTGCCATGCTGTGTCGGCGTCCGCACGCTCCTGACTCGCGGGGGCATTCAAAGCGGCGCGGGCTTGCCAGCCTTCCCATCGCGCGTTTAGGTAATCGCGCCCTTCGCCATAGGTATCGCCTTCGCGCAGGTCTTTCACATCACCGGCTACGTGGTCTCCGTTCCATCCATTGTTTTTCAATGCCGCATTCCATACGGTCGCGTAATCAGCTTCAAACTGCTCCCGCTCTTGCTCTGCGCTCAGTGCCCCCGCTGTGTCGGCGATGCTCGCGGAGAGAAGGGCGCGGGCGAATTGCACGATCACCGGCGTATCGCGGTCTGCCCCGCGGCGCATAAACGCGTTGTTCAAGTCTTGCCACAGGATCAGGATTTCGTCGTCAGTCACGCTCACACCTCGTAAGTAACCGGCACAGCAATTTTCAGCGCGCGAGCGTTCAATCCCGCGCGGGCTTCGGCTTCGGTGTCGAACCAGTCGGCGTGACCGTTCGCGAACAGGTTCACGTACACGGTGCGCGTCGGTCGCTCAATCGCGGCCGGCTTCGATTTATCTTTCATTCGTGCTCTCTCTTTCGGGTTGTGCTGACCTGAAATACTACCCGAAGGAGAGCGTATGTCAACAGGAGATTTCAATGCAGCGCGTGCAATGCAAAGCGTTCGCGCGCTCCACTGGCGCGCAGTGCGCAGCAAAGGCGGTTCCGGGTAAGGAAGTCTGCCGCGTGCATGGCGGGCTGTCGGACGGAGCGCCGGAAGGCAATCAGAACGCGAAGAAACACGGCATCTACGGCCGGCACCTCACCGACGAGGAAAAGGCGGATTTCGACGACGTGAGCGCGCGGCTCGGATCGCTCGACGACGAAATCACCCTGCTCCGCTTCCGGATGCAGCGCGCGCTCGATGCTGAAGCTAAGGCGTGGAAAGACGACCCGAAACACGGCCTCGAAGTCATTCAGAAGCACGACCGCGAGGCGTCGGAGTTTGGGCCGGGCGACGAGACGGTGCGCAAACGCGTCGACTACGGCGAGCACGTCGAACGCCTGGCGCGGCGCATCGAGTCGCTAGAAAAGACGCGCGCGGACATGCTGCGCGACTCTAGCGGCGGCGACGACAGCGATATGACCGCGACGGACACATTCATCTCTCCGGATGAGCCGATCCCCGAAAAGCCGATTCTCTGACATGGCGAAACGACCAACGGGACCGACGAGCGTATTCGAGTCGATCCAGCTTACGGCGAAGCAAGCGAACATTTACGCGTGGGGATGGCAACCGAAAGCCCGCTTCCGCGATGCCGTGTGCGGCCGACGCTTCGGCAAGACGTTCCTCGGCGCAAAAGAGATGCGGCGCGCGGCTCAACTGGCGGCACGCTGGAAGGTTAGCCCCGACGACGAAATCTGGTACGCCGCGCCGACGTTCAAGCAGGCCAAGCGCGTGTTCTGGCGCCGGCTGAAGCGAGCTATACCGCGCGCATGGATGGACAGCAAGCCGAACGAGTCGGAATGTTTCATCCTGCTCAAGACCGGCCACATCATCCGGATTGTCGGGCTGAACGAATACGACAACCTGCGCGGCTCCGGCCTGTTCTTCGCGCTCGTCGACGAATGGGCGGATTGCCCCTATGAGGCGTGGAAGGAAGTTCTGCGCCCGATGCTCTCGACGTGCAAATACGAAATCGACGGCGTGAAGTATGTCGGCGGCCATTGCTTGCGCATCGGCACGCCGAAGGGCTTCAACCATTGCTATGACTCATGGGTTGCCGGGCAGGAAGGCGGCGAGCCTGATCACAAGTCATGGCTCTATACGTCGGTGCAAGGCGGCAACGTCCCGCCCGAAGAAGTCGAGGCCGCTCGGCGCACGCTAGACCCGCGCACGTTCCGCCAGGAATACGAAGGCTCGTTCGAGAACTATTCCGGGCGCGTCTATTACGACTTCCATCGGCGCGAGTCGGTCAAGCCCTGCGCATATAACCCGGCGCTGCCGCTGCACATCGGAATGGATTTTAACGTCAACCCAATGTCAGCGGTCGTGCATCAGGAGCAAGCGAACGGCGAAATCTGGTGCATCGCCGAGCACGTCATTCCGACGTCGAACACCGACGAAATGGCGGGCGTGCTGCGCGATGCCTACGGTCTTCCGTCGTTCGACCCGACGCAACCGAAGCTCGATCACATCACGATCTATCCGGACCCGGCCGGCGCACAACGCAAGACGAGCGCGCAGGGCAAAACGGATATTTCGATACTTCGCTCGTATGGCTTCAAGGTCATCGCGATGGACGCTCACCCGCTGGTGCGCGACCGGATCAACTACGTCAACGGGCGCATCAAGTCGGCAGACGGCAAACGTCACTACTTCGTCGACCCGTCGTGCAAAGAGACGGTCAAGTGCCTCGAACAGCTTGTCTACAAGGAAGGCACGAACGACCCGGACAAGGAACTCGGCTTCGATCACGTTCCCGACGCGATCGGCTATTACCTGTTCACGAAATTCGTCCATATCCCGGCCAAACGCATCCAATCCGATCACATTCACCGATAGGAACCCCATGCATCACGATTTGCGCCTCGGCGATTGCCTAGAGGTGATGGCGACGCTCGCCCCGGCGTCGGTCGATCTGATCCTGTGCGATTTGCCCTACGGCACGACTCAGAACAAGTGGGATTCGGTGATTCCGTTCGCGCCGCTATGGGCGCACTACAAGCGGATTTGCCGCGGCGCGATAGTCCTTACGGCGCAGCCTCCATTCGACAAGGTGCTTGGCGCATCGAATCTCGGGATGCTGCGCTATGAGTGGATTTGGCACAAGACGCGCGCAACGGGGCATCTAAACGCGAAGCTGCAGCCGATGAAGACGCACGAAAACGTGCTCGTGTTCTACGAAAAGCAGCCGACATACAACCCGCAGGGGTTGGTTAGAAAGGCGGTTCCGACTATTCGCAGGGGCGGCGACAACGGCGGCAATTACGGCAAGTCGGATAAGGATTCGCTGCAGGAATTCGAGAATTATCCGCGCTCGATTATTGGCATCGCCTCGGAAGGCAAGACCGTCCACCCCACGCAAAAGCCCGTCGCGCTCATGGAGTACCTGATTCGCACATACACGAACGAAGCCGACACGGTGCTCGATAACTGCATGGGGTCGGGTACGTGTGGCGTCGCCTGCGCCAACACCGGCCGCAATTTCATCGGCATCGAGCGTGATCCCGGCTATTTCGAAATCGCGCGCAAGCGCATCGAGGCTGCACATGAAAGTTCAACCGTTCTCGACGCTGCATGCACTGCATGACATCGCGCCTGAATACGCGCAGGCAAACATCGAAGCCATGTTCGAAGAGGCGGACGTCGACACGGTTTCCGCGGTGCTCACTCGCAAACCCGACGGCGGGCTGATCGGCTCAACGCACCTCACCAAATACCGGATTCATTGAATGTGGAAAACGCTCCGCGACAAACACCCGAAGGATAACGACCTTCCAGACCGCGCGCACACAGTCGGCTGCTTAACGGCTGTTCTCGACGGCGCGCAATACGACGTGCTGCCCCACTCGTTCCACACCGAGAAATCGGACGCCGACGAATACATACCGCTGCGCGAGCGCCGCCCGTCTGTGCGTTTCGCGCTGTGCTCCGAAGTCGTCGATGATTCGGTCGGCCTGCTGTTCTCCGAAGAGCACTTCCCGACCGTCACGAGCGAGAACGCGGACGCCGCCGAAGGTCTGGAGCGCATCGCGAAAGACTGCTATCTGAACGAGGTAATGATCGACGCCGCAACGCGCGGCTCAGTCGGATCGGCTGCGGTGCTGCTGCGCGTGCTGAAGAATCGCCTGTTCTTCTCCGTGATGAACACGCAGTTCCTTACCCCGGTTTGGCAAGACGACGCGCCCGACACGCTGGCGAAGGTCATCGAACTGTACAAAACGAAGGGTCGCGCGCTCAAGGCGCTCGGCTATCCGATCGCCGACGACATGCTCGCGCAGGATCACTGGTTTCGCCGCGAGTGGGATGCGAGCGCGGAATCGTGGTTTCAGCCGATGCCGGTGTCGAAAGACAACGACCCGGAGACGATGACGCGCGACGACAAGCGCAGCGTATCGCACAAGCTCGGATTCGTCCCGCTCGTTTGGATGAAGAACCTGCCGGGCGGCGACGACATCGACGGCAAATGCACGTTCGCGAAGGCGATCGACACGAACATCGAGATTGATTATCTGCTCTCGCAAGGCGGGCGCGCGCTGAAGTATCAGAGCGACCCGACGCTGCTCATCAAAGAGCCGGCGACCGGGCAAGGCGGCACGCTCACGAAGGGCGCGGGCAACGCGATCACGGTCGGCGCTGACGGCGACGCGAAACTGCTCGAAATGAGCGGCGACGGCACGAATGCGCTGCTCGAATACGTGCGGCTCGCGCGGCAAGTGGCGCTCGAATCGATCCACGGCAACAAGGCGGACGCCGACAAGATCGCTGCGGCTCAGTCAGGGCGCGCAATGGAGTTGATGAATCAGGCGCTTATCTGGCTTGCCGACAAACTGCGCATCTCCTACGGCGAGAAGGGCTTGCTGCAACTCTATCGCATGATCGCGAAGGCGTCGCAGAAAGCGCAACTCGTCGACTCGGAAGGGCAAAAGATCGCGCCGATCGCCACCGAAAAGCCTTTCGCGCTGAAGTGGCCCGCCTGGTACGCGCCGACATGGAGCGACAAGCTCAACGAGGCGAACGCGCTGACGGCGCTCACGCAAGGAAACATGCTCTCGAAAGAGACGGCGACCGCATCGCTCATCGAGCAATACGACGTCGAAGACCTGCCGGGCGAGCTTGCGCGCATCGCGAAGGAATCCGCAGAAGCGGACGCCGCAGAAGTCGCGAAGGCGAAGCAACTCAAACCGGCACCGGACAACACCGGCGACTAACGGAGGCTGATTGAGCGATAAACGTCTAACC